TCATTCATTCGGACGTGTCCGCGCAAGGCCCGCCACGGATTGATTCAATCATTACGAGTTGATTCCATTGAGGAATATCTGATGGGCATGCGCTGCCTGTTTCTTCAAATGCAGCATTACGGCGAGACGCAGGGGGCGATTGCCATACAGCCATTCTGCGAGTCGGTAGCAAACATTGTGTGGGCGCCGGGAGTCATGGCCATAGGTCCAGGGAACAATGGCGTTACCGCAGGCGGCAAAACGCCGGTGATAACCATCAATGCGCCGGCGCCTGCGTTTTACGGGCAGGCGATCAAAGATTTGGCGATTCCTGAAGCGGAGATCGAAATGGTCGTGGATCGAAATATGCGTGTTTGGGTTACTCAGGTGCGACAAGCGCCGGGGCATTTTTCGGTTGGTCCGCCGCCTGTCAACGCCATACCCGGCTTCCTCCACAAAACACCGCTGAACTTGACGAAGAGCCGTGTGATCATGATCAGAGGCCTGGGTGATATAGACGAGTTGTGCGCCTACATACCGGGACCCGGAGAAGATGTGATCGTTTCTCAACCGAACGGATCCATCCTGTCCCACGCCGCCGCCTGGTGCCGGCTGCGGGGATACTCATACACCATTACTGACCTGTCGAAGCACCTTGCGGCATTTGTAGGCGACTGCCGGGATGTGTGGTTGCACGAGCCATCGCGAGGCTGGCTGCTCAGTCGTGATATGGGAGCGACGCCAGAGGCGACGGGGCCGATCGACAACTTCCGGGGCTCGTATTTTCGCGGCCTCGAGCACGCCCTCCAGACATGCAATCCCGAGGTATTGCGATCCCGATGGGTTGCCGCTATACCGTTCGAGATGTATGCGACCAATCAGATTGTCTCGCGGGAATTGGCGGCCTTGGCCGGCGTCTTCACCGGGACCATGGTGCGAACCATTGTAGCGTCTTGCGTCGATGCTGTATGGCGAGCATTTTCTCCAACGTCGCGCACGGAATTTGGGACGAGTGCCGCTGTTTATGGGATGGACGCTACAAATCTCACTAACGACGACGTTATGAGCACGTTGCTGGCCATCTTCGATCGAGACGGGGGCGGCATACAGCGCCTTCAGACGCATGCCGACACGCCGCTCCGGCAATGGCAATGGCGGCATATTCTGGGTGAGGCGTTCTCGCTGATGTCCGCATTTGGTCTGCGGGATCGAGACAAAACTGTGTCGATTGCGATGTCTCTGCTGTCCTGCATGCAAGCCATGCGACCGATGCTGGAGGACGTCTTTGGCGTTGATCCACTTGCGGAGGCAGAGGATCTGGATCCCTCAAACGAATGGGTGGCAACAGCCCGTATGTGGGCCACATGTCTGAGGATGCTCCAGGATATGCCGGGCGGTTTTTCTGATGAGCTGGTCGCTTGGTAGTAGTTGATTGCTCCATCCCTGCCATGATTTTCCTCGCCTCTCTCTTTCCCGGAAGTACTATATAAGCAGTTAGTTATTTTCGTAGGTCACGAACAGGGCGCAAGTCGCCATTGATGCAGAAATGCCAATGGATGATTTGCGCCTTTTTTTCGTTCCGGCAAGACCTGACCCTCTCCGGGGGCAGGCGCGGAACGTAGGGTCAGCCTGTAAGCTCCTGAACCTCGCAAGAGGCAGGCATGGCAAAGGAGGTGAAATGTATCAAAAAATCGGCGCCGAGATCGGTTCCCTGGTGGCGGTGAAGCAGGCCGCCTATGGGGACTCTTTCGGCAAGTCGGGGGAGATCCTGAAGATCCTCTACCCGAACGGCATCAGTCCTGAACAGTTCGATGATGCGCTGTGCTTGACGCGCATTATCGACAAGCTGTTCAGGATCGCCACCGACCGCGATGCCCTGGGGGAAGATCCCTACAGGGACATCGCCGGTTACTGCCTGCTCGCCATCCGGCGACGGGCCGATAAGGTGGCGAAAGAATAACCAACCCACTCCCCTCTGTAACCTGGGCGCGTACCTGCGGGGCGCTATTAGCATCCCGTGGGGGATGTGTTCACAGTTGCAATTCGGGGAACCAAATCTAACCACATAAGTTGACCAGAGGCCGTGTTGCGGCGCTGAGTTTCCAGGAATGAGGATGAATTTTGTCCGAGATTTCCTGGCGCGGGCGCACGCGACAGCGGCGTAGTGCGTTCTATTCTCGCCGGTAAGTTCCTGAACCTCGAAAAAGGCAGGCATGGCAAAGGAGGAAGAATGAAATTCAAGAAATGCCCCCAATGCGGGGGCGATTCGTTCACAGAATTAGCCAAGTGCGAGACGCTCCAAAAGGGCGTCCGCCTTGACGAGGAAAGCGGCGTCGTAGAGTCGTCCTACGACGACGCAGGCACGGTCGATCTCCTCGATCAATACGAGGTGACCGGATACACCTGCGACGTCTGCGGCGCCGAGTACCACCCCGAGTTTGGGGGGCACACCCCTTCCCCCGTCCGCGTCGTCATCGGCATGGAAGGGGGCCTTGTGACATCGGTCACTGCCGACCGTCCCGTCGAGGTCCTTGTCTTGGACTACGACCTGCACGATCTGGATGAAGACCGTATTTCCGTCATCGACGGGGAAGAGTGCTGCGCGGGACAGTTTTCCGCCGACCTCAATCCCGATGTTGTTGCCAGGTGCTACGCTGACCTGGCGGCACATGCGGCGGCGGCAGAATCTGAGGGGGCGCCCCATGCTGGCCGATGTTCTTGTTAAGATAGCCGGCATGGAGGCCCCACCGGAGGCGCCCTATCGTCCTCGGCCCTCCTCGTCGGGACCCGACCGGTGTCTGCGCCAGTTGGTTTACAAGGCGCGGGGCTTCGTCGGAAAGCCCATCGGGGACCGCTTCATAATGGTCCTCGACGACTCCTCCTGGCACGAGGAGCTGACGGCGGATTGGATTCGGAAATCAGCCTTTCAGCTTCTCGACCAGCAACTCGCCGTCTCCTGCGGCACGACGACCCACATGGGGCAACCCTATGAGGTCACCGGCAGCATCGACGGCATCATTAAGGATCTCGTGAGGGCTGCCCGCCTGTGGGAGCACAAGGCGATCAACCACTTCTCCTTCGAGCGCATGCTCAAGGGGGAGTACCCCATGGATTACCTCACCCAGTGCTGTCTCTACATCACTGGGTTGAGGAAACAGGAGGCCTACAAGGACCTCCAGGAGGCGGTGTTGCTTGTGAAGAACAAGAATACCAGCGCCTATCTGGAGTTTCTGATGGCCTTCGACCCCGAGCAGGACGTCCTGACGATTCGTCACATAATTGGATCGGACGGGACGGTCCTTACTGGCCCGGTCGAATTTCACGATCTGTACACGAACGCCTTCAAGCGGTTCGAGTTCGTTGAGGCTCACCGGGCCGCCGGAACCCTGCCGTCGCGTCAGTACGACAGGTCTTCGGATTGGCAGTGTGACTACTGCCCTTACTCGGAGATCTGTTACGAGGGCTACGAGGCGGAGTTTGCTGCCGAAATCGCGGCCCTCGATGACGACGCCCTGGCTAAGGCAGAGGAGTTCAGGGAGATTTCTGATTCCCTGAGCATCCTCAAGAAGCGCCAAGAGGACCTGAAAAAGGAACTCAAGGCTTTTCTGGTCTCCAAGGGTGCGGCCAAGGCGCGGGCGAATGGCACGGTCGTTGGCTTGACTTTCCAGAAACGGAAGTCAACGGACACCAAGCTGATCCCCCCGGAGATCCTGGCCGCCGCCCAGGCCGAGAAGACCATCGAGGTCTTTAAGGTCGGGGGGGCCAAGGCCGCCGGCCGATGAACTTTACCAAAACAAAACCGTCAGAACCCGGCCTCTACTGGGCAACGGACGGTAGAAAGGTGTGCCCTGTCCTGTTGTATGAAGGACAGAGCATCGCCGTAGGGACCAAGATGAAAGTCGTCTTACCGGGAGACGGTTTCCATTATTCGATCAACTCCCCGGTTCTCACCCTTCAGTGGGGTGACAGGGTGGCGGAGGTCAACCGCCTCCCGTTCGGCCTCGTGTCGGGACGTCAAAACACGTCCCGGCCCGCAGAGCCGGTCACCCTCACCGACTGAGGGTGGGCATGTTAGCCGCCGGTCGGCGGCTATGCTAATAATTAAAACCCCACCGGGGCGCACCACATCCCCGGCGGGGTATGGCGCATTCTCCGGTGGGGCTACAATATGTTCCCTTGCAAGAGGGCGCGGTGGGCCGCCGCGCAAGTAAATAAGGCCACCACGCCGGAAAAATATACCCCCACCTGTAAGTCCTGAACCCGCCGTAAGGCAGGCAGGCATGGCAAGGAGGAAAAATGAGTTTAAATTTCAGGTGCGGGTCGTTCACCCGCATAAAGGACCTTTCGGACAAGCGCCGCCTGCCGCGCCTGGGCAAAATCCGCCTGGGCGTGAAGGCGGTTACGGCCTCCGGGAAGGAATACCCCCGAGAGGTAAGTCATTTCATCGTCCCGCCGGAAGTTGCGGCGGTGTACGGCGAAAAACCGACGCAGCTTGATGTCATGTTCCCCATCAACGACATCGAGACGGTCTTTCCCCAGGCCTACAAGTTTTACGGGTCTGGGCGGGGATTGAAGTGCGTTGGGAACGGCGAATCGGCATTGCGTCTCGACGAGAAGACACAGGTGATGTCCGAAAGGGCATGCCCCTGCGAACTTCTTGAGAAGGGCGCGTGCCAGCGCCGGGCGCACCTTCTTGTGATGCTGCCCAACGTTTCTGTCGGCGGCATTTATCAGATCGACATGGGGAGCTACCACTCCATCGTCGATCTGAACTCGGGCCTGGATTATGTCCAAGCCCTTGTTGGGCGCTTCGCCATGGTCCCGTTGATCCTGAAGCGGGTCCCCCGCGAAACCCATGAGGGGGGAAAGAAGGCCGTCCACTATCCGCTCCAGATACTTCTGGCCCAAGCGGATATGAAGACGGTCGAGGCCCTGCGGGATGACAACCGCCGGGTCCTCACGGCGGCGGCCCGCCTCGCCATCGCCCCTCCGAAAGACGGCAACCCTGCCGTCAACGGGGAGGCCGTGGATGAGGTGTTCGACGTAGGGCCGGAGGAATCTGGCGGCGAAGGGGATGCGTCCCCAGATTCGAGCGTCGCATCTGAGGGCGCTACGCCCTGCCCAGAATCGACGCTGCACGCCACACCGGCGGAGGAACCATCTCCTGCGTCGGTGGACGCTACAGTGGCGGCGCCTCCCCCTCCCCCTCCCCCGACGCCTCCTCCCAAGAACGGCGGCAACGGCGATCCCACTGCCTCGGCGGCGCAGCAGGCCGCCATCCTCAAGCTTGCTATGAAGGCGGGCATTGAGGAGGGTGTCGTCCTGGAGAAGATCCGGGGTGTCACCCAGGCCGCCGCAGCCCAAATGATCGTCTCGCTCCAGCGGGGCAATCTGACGGGATTCCGTCAGGCGGCGTAACACAAAAAAGCGGGATGGGGCATGCCACTACCCCGCTTCATTGATACATCTACCGAAGG